ACCGCCTTCATCATCAGGGTTGTTAGGGTCAGTTGTAGGGCTTACTGGATTGAAAGCATTAGCATATTCATCAAGATTTTCTTGCTTTTCTGTCTTTTTGCGTTCAATCTCACCCTTAACATCAGTAACCCAAGGATGTTGGGAAATGATTGTTTCATCAGAAAGGATTCCAACCGATTTAGAACAGTTATCAATCACTTCAGATTCATTCAACATTATATCCCTATTGAAAATAATGTTCACTTCAGAACCAGTGAAATCACCCAAGCCCTGATTGATGAAATAGATGTGAACGAATTCAAGCAGTTCTTCAAAGCTTGCCTGAAATTCAGTTTCCATACTATTTGCATCCAAATCAATATCAGAATACATACTTTGAATATTCATTTGGTTTGGATTTCCAGCAAGTCTATCATCCTTTGCATCATAACCCATAGCATTTTCAATCAGTGCCTTTTTGAACACTTCAAGAATAGCTTTGTAGTTTTCTGCATTCACTTCAACCTGAAGGGCATCAACACCGCCTTCAGCACCATCAATGGTTTTCACCTTAACTGCACCAAATGTAGCTAAGTTATGCCTGAATTCAGCTAAATTCTGCCCATCATAGTTCTTAATGATAAGAATTGTGTTCCTGGAATCCTCTTGCATATTGTTTTCAAAATCAGAAAGCATTGTGTTAATGCCATCTTGCAAGGATTTCACTTTTCTGATAAGGGGGATTTCTCTACTGTTATACTTGAACGCAACAAGGGGAACTTTGCCCCAATTGTAGCCTTGCGGGTTTCCATCTTCATCTTCAAAAGTAATGTAATCAGAAGTAGGGGCATCCGCATCAGGAACAAGAACACCATCATTGAAATCATACTTTTCAATTCTATCAGAATAGTAAAGTTCAACTTTTTCCTGAATCGTGTAAGTAGTTCCTTCATAAACTTCTACCTGATAAAGCCTTGCTGCAAAATCTAAAACAGTGTGTTCAGCATCCTTCCAAAAAGGAAGAATTTCAAATGGTTCAAAACGCATAAAGCGGAACACACCAGCTTCATCAAAGTAAGGGAAAATCCAACCAATACCACAATTCAAAGCATTTTCACCCACATTTTTCAGGGTTCTGTGAAAACGCTTATTGAATACTTCAGAAAGTGCAGCTTCATAAGCATCATCTTCAGTATCAAAAGTAAGGGGTTGCCCCAAAAGGTAATTGGTCTTTTGGTCAACCATTTTGGCATACTGATTATCCACAATCTTATTATTGGGAAGATTTTCAACTTCCTGAAGGTTGCCATCCTTACCAATTACAGTTCTTTTTCTTGTAAGAATATCATGTTCACCCTGATAATAGCGTTCACCTTCAAGCATAGCAATTCTTTTAGGGCTTTTCTTCCATCTCAACAGTTCCAGTTCAATAAACTGCTTTTCACTGATGTTCTTTGCAATCTGCTTTGCCATCATATCAGGGGAAGGGCTTGCTTCAGGATTCAGCATATTATGCTTATCTTTTAAAAAACCAAACACGCTATTTTCACCACCTTTCTAAATTATTCAAAACTAAATGTTTCAGGAAGCAGAACCTTAGAAACACCGTACCGCATAGAATCCATACCATGTGAAAATTCATGGTTAGGTTTATCAGTAGGCTTTCCATCTTTTCCAACTTCCCAACAATAATTTTGTATTTCTTTTTTGAATTCAGGGCAATTCTTTTCATGCACTATAATCTTATAGTTCTGAATTAACTGAATGCCATGATTCACTGAATCTTTACCTTTTCTTGAAGGCTCTGCTTTTATGCCTTCTTCCTGAAGTTCTGCAATAGATTTAGGTTCAGCAGAATCACAAATAATTCTTTGCCCACCATAACCCATATCTTTAATAGCTTGTGCAATGATTCTATTGGTTACACCAGTTCTGTACCATTCATCAAATACATAGATAATCATGTTGGTGTTATCCACCATTTCACAAACAAAAGCGTTAGGGTCTGTAAAACCAAAGTCAAGATTAAAAGCTGCTTTAATGCCTGGTATTGCTTTTATTTCATCAATATTGAAATCCTTAAATTCAACATTAGTATAAATCAAACCTTCAGCAATACCCCATTCCCCTTCACCTTCAATTCTGTATCTGCGGGGATTGTTCAGCTTCATCTTTTCAAAGATTTTTCTATCAGATGCATCCAACCATTCATTACATTCCCAAGTAGTTGTTTTGGTAAAAATATCATCATCCAAAACATCAAAGAATCTTGCCTTAATCCAGCTTGTAGCACTCCAAGGGTTGAAAGTTAAAGTAATCTGTTTGAAATAACCTTCAGGAACTTCACCACGAATAGACATATCAAGCTTATTAAAATCATCCTCATTACTGATTTCATAAGCTTCTTCAATCCAGACAAAGCAAAGAACACCATAATCAACTGAAATAGATGTGATTTTCAAACCATCATCCAAACCACGAAAAAGAATCTTTTGCCCTGTGGATATTCTAACAATCTGCATAGGGGAAACAGTGCATTCAAAGTAAGCATCCAATCCAAGTTTATGAATTGCCCATTTCAAATCTGAATAAACAGAATCCCTTAAAGTATTTGAATATCTTCTTACACATAAGCCATTTGCAAGGGGATATTGAAACAATCTGTGAATCATGTTCAAAGCTGTTGTTTTGGATTTCTTTGAACCTCTTGAACCTTTGCATACTCTATATCTTTTCTTTGTATTCCAAAAATCCAAATAGTTCTTACCAACTGTTTTTTGAAGTGAAATTTTCATATTGCACCGCCTATTCTGTTAGGTCATTTACAATAACAACTGGTTCAACTTCAAGTGAAACATTATCCTTAAACAGCCCATAACGCTTACCAAGCAATTCAGCAGCTTTCAAGCGTTCTTTTGCACCAATATCTTTATCAGCAAGCTTCTGAATACCTTCACCAATCAGAAGGGGAATTTGTTCAGTGCATTCACCACGCATTACAGAAGTAAGGTATTTCATCACTTCTTCAGCACTGGCAACCTTTGCGGAACTCATTTCTTCAAGCCTTGCATCAATGTAAGCTTTAATGTTAGGTTTTGTTAGCAATTTAGAAGCACAAGCCCTAACCGCCCCATCACTTTTAACATTGGGGTAAGCAACTTTGTAAGCCCTGGTTGCGTTACAATCAATCAGGTATTCATCACAAAACTTTCGCTGCTTGTCAGTCAATGAAATTCACCTTCCTTTCTGCATAAAATAAGAACACTTGAACAAGTTCAAGTGTTCTTGTAAATTTCCACAATACTATTATAGCATAGGTTAAACTATCATTTCCTCTGTTGTTTATTGTTTTCAAGAAAATCCTTGTGCTTTGTCTGAAAAGCATCTAAGGCTTGTTTATGCAGAAATAGTGTGTGTGAATATGAAAAGTTCATTTCAACCGCTATAAATTCCCATTCTTTCAAATTCAAATATCTTAGAATCAGAATCAGCCTGAAATCATCATTATCAATTTCATCAATCTTTTCTGTAATTTCAGTGTGCAGCTTCCTTAAATCCTGGATTGCCTTTTTAATCTTATCTTCACATTCAAGAATAGCAATCACATCATCCTGAAGCTTTGTTGGGTTAGGGGTTGATTGTACTTTATCTGCTGAAAGGTTCATAGCACCTACACTGGATGCTTTCAACCTTAACATTTCAAGTTCTTCTTCCTTTGCTCTGATAAAGGAATCAATTCTTTTTGCCTTTTTTAAGTATTGCTTTGCTTGCATCATAACACCTTCTTTCTTGTTCAAGGTTTTTGTTCAAGATAGTTTTTCAAGGCTTCAAACCTTGAACAAGTGAAAAAGCCTTTATTTACAAGGGTTTTTGGGTTGTAAAAATGTTCAATGTTCAAGGTGTTCAAGGTATTTTCTATATACTTAATATTTTTAGAAAAAAAAATTCTTACACTTGTATTTTTTTTATTCAAAAAATAATTCTAAGTAATATATTATCTTGAACACCTTGAACATCTTTAACAACTACCACTAAAAAGCCTTTGTTTTCAAGGGTTTCCCTTGTTCAAGGTTCATTTTCCAACCTTGAACAAACTTGCAACAACCTTGAACAGATTTTGAAACTTAATTTTCAACTGCTGAATTTTATACTTTCTTTCAGCCTTCACCATTGCTTTAATGAACCGCTTTGCTTGTTTTCCTGAAAGGGTAATTGTTCCACTGAAGGAATCATAAAGTTTAAGAACTTCCCCTGAATTACATTCATCAGTTCCAATAACCTGAACTTCTTCAGTAAAAAAATTTGTAACTTCCTTACCATCCAAGAACACTTTTGCTTCTGTCTTTATGAAGTCCTTTGGGGGCATCCATCACACCCCCAAACAATGTGCTGCAATCATATCTGCCTGATGTACCCAAAGCACATTGTTAAACTTGTGAACAGCGTTTGTGTAGAACTTCCATTCAGAAGAATCAGTGAAAGCCCCCATGTGAAAGCGGATGCAATACATTTCTTCTTCTGTAAGCTGAAGCACTGTTGAAAGCATCAGAACCGATTTATCACCATGCCCCTTCACAATGGGTTCAGGGTTGTAATCCCAATGCCCAGCTTCATTTACAACAGCACCACCAAACAATTCCTTACCAGGGGAATCTACAACATACACATAATCATCAGTTTTGCACATATCATGGAACAAACCAATAATAGCGGGGGATTCCTCACGCTGCCAAACAAGCCCAAGCTTATTGGTTAAATCAATCAGGGTTTTTGCAACTGCTATGGAATGGGCAAACAAACCGCCTGTTTCATTTCCATGATGCTTCACTGAAGCGGGGCAAGTCCAATAATGATGTTCATTCAGAAAAGCAATCAGTTCATTGGTACAAAAATCCCCAAGTAGTTCTTGCATCTTCACATAATCATTATTCAACATCTTGCCCACCGCCTTTCAGATAATCCCTAACTTCATCAAGCAGTTCCTTAATGGTTTTGTGCTTCTTGATGTTAGCATTGTTTTTAACCACCTGTTCAATCAGCCATTCATCTTCAGTGCTGATTCTAAGGCTATTCTTTTGGGGGTCAATAATCAGGAAATAACCAGCTTTTTTCTTCTTCATCAGAATCACCTTCCTTAATCGTATTCATTGCAATGTGGGCAAGTAAAAGTTATATGGTCAGGCTTTGAAACAATTACATAATCAACTGCTTTATCCATCACCTATATTCCTTTCCAGTTTTCTTATCCACAAGAACAATTCTGTATTTCAATTCAAATCCAGCTTTATCAATTATGTATCTAAGAACATTCATCAGTTCAGTAATTCGCTTCTGCTGAAGGTTTTCTTCCCTGATGATGTTCTTAGTACCTTCATAAGCTGTGGGGTCTGCATACCCTTCAGAATTGTTTCTTGGATTATCTTTATTTCTCATAGCTTACTTCCTTTCTATCTTTACACCAGCTTCTTCCCACAAGCACTTCTGCAAATCCTCAATTGAAACATAACCCTTCTGAAAAGAATCATATAAATCAAGGCACAAATCAGCAAATCTTTCTTCCCTTGGTTTTCCATCTTCAACCCGCTTCATAATCTTTGGGTATTTGTCATGAATCACCATCACTGGAATAGCAAGCATCAGGAAAAATGCTAAATCTGCTGCTTTGTTGGTTGCATCCACCTTCATTGCAGTTACATCAGAAGATTTTATATTTATAACAGGCTCTTTTGGAACTGCAACACCTTGTTTCTGAAGCTTTCTTCTTTGGGAACGATTCATAAGAATCACATTCCTTCATCAATATCATCAAACAGAACAGGAATCCTTTCTTTGAATTCTTTCAAAAGCATCAAGGCAACTTCACGCATTTGGGGATGTGCTGCTTTAGAACATCTAAGCTTGAAGAAGTGCCTGAATTCCCTAATGTTTGCAGTCATAACCAGTTCAGTTTTCAAACTGTTAGGAAGAACCGCCCTGGCTTCTTGTGGGGTACAACCATAATTCAGCAAATCAAAATAGTAAGCTTCAGCAAGGGAACAAAGCCCAGTCCACATTCTGTAACCTTCAGTTCCTTCATCCAGGTAACAGGGCTTAATCACTGTGATTTCAGTGCCAAACTTATCACTGGAATAGTTGCAGTATCTTGTGGATTCCTGGCAATAGGAAGCTAATCTGTGTCTTACAATCTCATGGGTTACACCCCTATCACAAATGAACTTAACTGTAATGTTGTAATGCTCAATAACTGCTTCATGCCCACGCTTCACAATACCAGCAATGAACTTTTCAGCAGAACCTTCCTGAATCTTATCTTCAGACTTGTAACAAGTCCTTCCAACCGCTTCAAGCATCTTCAGGATTGCTTCACCATCAATGGGGGTAATGATTTCAACACTTGGTTTAATAATCTTCATAGCAATTACTTCCTTTCAAATTTAGTAGGCATTTCATCAAACTTGGAACTGCATTCACTGCAAGGGAATTCTTTAGGTTCTTTATCCTGATGGATGCACTTACTGCAATAATCATCAACAAACTGAACTTCAATCCCCAAATCATGTGCAATGGCTTTTACCACTTCAAGAACTGTTCTTTCATCAGAATCAGCTTCACCCTTCACACTGAAATCATTCAGGTCAGGCTTATTTTCACAAGTCCAAATTGCACAAAGGATGTTCCAGCAGAAAGCCCTATCGTGCCTTTCATCATTTTCATTGTTCCAGTATCTAAGTAAATGCCTAATTGCAGAATCAATGT